AGGGCACGAATAACCGAGGGATAGAGCGAGTTAAGGTCAACTGCTCCGACATATTCGTGCATACCTCTTTTCGGCGTAGCAACGAAGGCACCTGCCGCTGGAGTTGTTTCTTCTGCATTTTCATTCCTTCTTTTTTTATCCGGGACTACTAAACCGCGTTCATGCGCTTCATTGAAAATAGCCATTTCAATCATAGCTACAGAACCCATTACTGTTGGCAGTAATACTGTATTCTCATGTGCCAGCTGGTTAGCTAGTTCTAAGAATTTGAGTTTGTTGTGAATCTTCACTAACAACATGGTATCTTGCCTATTATATTCAATAAACTTCTTAAAGTCTTTGTTATACAACTGGTCAAGCGTACCTTCATATTGAGTTTTGTTTTCCCCTACTTCCATCTCACCGATGGCATCTAACTTGTATGAATGTCGTGATTCATAGTTATATTTCTTGTAGAGTTGTAAGTAGTCCAAATGAATACGACCAACCAAGTCATATGTTTGTTCTTCTTTACCGAACCGTTCATATGTGCGGGGTTTAGGAAGTTGACCCATCAAGCAAAACTTGCGGGTGTCATCTTTACTCATTACTCGGGTGACACGATTAACCATGTAAGGTATGTCATACCCTTCACTGTTCCAGCCAGTCATTACATCACTATCTTCAATGAGTTGAAAGAAAACATCAAACATATCCTTCTCATTGGTGAAAAGCATACAGTTTTCAAACTCATTGCAAATTTCTTGTGCTGTTTCAGGTGACATATGCTTGGGGGCAATGACCAATGTAACCAATGTATCTTGCCAATCCAAATATAATGAAATAGCAGTTACAGGATTGAATGGATCACTAGTAGGACTGAAACCCTTCTCAGGATCAAAGTCTACTTCAATGTCAAAGAAGCAAGTATGAAGTTTAGGAACATCTGCCTTAAGATAGTTTTCACTAAGACAACGAAATGTTACTGGTACATCACTTTCAAATAATTTCTTACCTGAATGAATACGTTTTTCTTTTTCAAACTCTTGACGTTTGCGTGTACTAAAACGACTTACAGGGTCACCATATATACTACGATGCTTACCCTTATGATCAGGATAGTAGAGTACATAGTTTGTGGGATATTCTTTGTATTGACGCTTTCCGTTCTGGTCCCGTTCAACTACAAAAATTCTATCGTCATCCCTAGAATGAACCGCATCCACATAACTCAAAGTGTTTTGCCTACAGTTTCTAAGATAGTGTTAAGTTCTTCATGATCGGCATTTGTTTGCCCAAGACTTGCTTTGTGTGCGATAGTTATTGCCTTCTTAAGAATGCCAGGTTTAACTTCTAGTTCTTCTGCGATAGCCTTGACAGTTTCAGATAATCCCTCACGTAGAGTATCAATCTCGTGTAATACTACCATTCCTTCGTTAACCAACTGTGTTAACTTAATCTTTTGATCTCCGGTAAACATTTTACTACTCATAGTTTCTCCTTGTTAAGTAATTAGTATACATGCCTTGCGTAGAAAAGTCAAACATTTTGCTGATTTTCTACAATCTTTTTAACCACAGTTTTCAAACCGGGGTTAATATGTAATGCGTGTGGCATTAGATGTGTTCGTACATAGTTACGCATGTATTTTGTGTCATCATTACTATTGTCGTGACACCAATCAATAGATTTTCGTTCGCACCAGTTAACAAATTCACTTTTACGTGTAGTTAGAAATGGGCGTACAACATTGTTTCTTTTTGTTGGGATTACTTTAGACTGTCCATGCATTGATGACCAAAGATATGTTTCTACACAGTCATCCAGATGATGTCCAGTAATAATTGGGCCTAATGAATCACCGATGCTGTCCAAGAAGTCATAGCGTTCATTACGCCAATGTTCTTCCATGCTAAGTTCTTTGGGTTTATTGTTTTTGATCATTCCAACAATAAGAGGGAGACTACGATCAGCGGAGAATTTATCAACGAATTCAAATGCACGTTCACTATTCTCGGTTCCATGATGGAAAAACGCACAAGTAACACTGTGTTTCTGAGAAAGGAAATCTGTAATAGCAACCGAATCAACTCCGCCGCTAAGTGCAACCACAATTTTGTTTGGCAATGGAAAGAGAAGTTTTAGCATCTAAGCATTATAGCATAGAATACGTTTTATTGAAAGATTTCTGGGTGATCTTTGCCGAATACTTTCATATATTTTCCGGCACTCATATCAGCTAGCATTTCAATTGGGCTACCAGGATAACTATCTCCCGGTTTAATCATGTTCAATTCACCTTGACGCACATGGGTAAGTTCATGGTACACGGTACGCATGATATCAACCATATTACGATTAGCAACGTATACCCAAACGCTTTTGTCACTTTCTGAATGGCGACCGGTATGATGACCTTCTTGTGCTTCTTCAGTATCGTAACTGAATTCAATTTCGGGTATTGATTGTAGATTAAGATTTTGTGCTGCAAATTGAATGAATTTCTGCATTATTGGGTTATCTTCCAAGAAGTTTGGTTCATCGTTTGCTTCATCTAGTTTGTTTTTAACCCATTCGTCTGGAGTTCTTTTGAATTTGTGAACAAACAAGTCATGCAATGCTTTGCCAGTAATGCTATGTCTATTTGCTACTTGACGCATTAATTTGTCAATAGTAGTATAATCGTGCTTTTGTAGTGAAGGCAACCGTTTTGCTAATTCTAATGCAGCGGATTCAATAATGATGTGTTCTGTGAGCATTATATATTTATCAAAAGTGCTCACTTTAACGAACTAAATGGGTAGCGATTCCTATTCGTTGGCCAGCAGCCGGCCACACGGCCCTAAGGGTGTTCTTTACCAAGAACTTTCTTTAAGTTCTAAATTATGTGTATCAAATCTTTTTAATCTAGCTAAGAATTCATTTGTTTTTTCTGTAACAACTCCGGTAAGTTGAAATGTAACTCTAGGAGTATGTCCGGCATTTGCAGTTGAATGGGGTATATTCTTCCAATCAAATGTAGTAACATCACCAGCATGCCATTGTTGATGTAAGTAGTTACCATAACTCCAAAAATGACCCTGTTCCCAATCGGTCAATGCAATCTGAATACGCATTACCATCCACGGCGTTTCAGGTGCCCACTTTTCTAGTTTATCTAAGTGCAAATTCCATACTTCTCCGGGCATCTGTACATGAATACGTTCCATGCAATCACCAAGCCCAAACAAGTCACTAATCTTTTTTAAGTTAGGAGTTATCTCCCAATTCAAGTGTGTTATTTGATAATCAGAACCATACCCAAATCTTTCTAAATCATAATCTTCACTTGCTAATTCTTCTTCTGGTCTAGATTTGCCCACTTTACCACGTGTTCGCCATGTTGCTGGTTTAGCTGTTTTTACAGCTTGGGCTACATCTTTACTGTAGTCAGCAATAATTTTACCTAATTTGATTACTTTATCAACTTGCGAGTCATTTTTAAAATTATCAAAATGATAGTTACTTTTTTGTTTACTTTGGTCCCAACTGCTTATCATATTACTGTTACCCTTATGTCTGATGCCCCATAATTCTGTTTATCTTCTTCTGGGGGTTGTTCTATATTTAACATATTACAAAGCATTGTATTATTTAATGGGGTTTTACTTATGTAGTTCAAACTGCCGTGGACAATGCCAATGTTTTGTGCTTCTATGATTTTAGCCATTGCACGTAGGTCTGTGTAATGTTGATAGTTTGGATAGGTAATATCAAAATGACCGCATTTTACCCACCAACCCAAGCAAGCATCATCGGGTCTATGTACTAATACCAACGGACAATCAGGCCAGGTCTTTTTTATAAACTCAATATGTTGAGTATAGCTGAACCAATGACTTTTGATTATTCGAATGCCTTCACCGCTAAATGGGCGGTCAAATTCTGCTTCGTGTTCTTCTTTACTACGGACACCAAAATAAGTTGAGAACCAATCGCCAAATTCCATGCCTGGATCAAAGTATGCACCCAAATGCATAAGTTCTGTCTTACCAGTTGCATCATGAAAATAGGTTCGGTCGTGACTAAAATCACTGCGATCAAGGCTGGGACTATAGTAAATGTTTTTAACTACGCTAGACCATTTACTGCCTGGAGCGCCGGCTACAAATATATATTTCATTCTGGTTTAAATCTTTGTGCTATTGGTTGCCATTCTTTGCGTAGTTTAGTCATACTAGCATTTAGTCCTTGTGCTGTATGCTCACTAGTACTTATGACCATCATGTTTTCGTCAAACTTTTCTTTAGCTTCTTTGCTATTGATAGCGGGGATAAAGTTAGTACGATACCAATCTTGTATATCTTTGGATGTACCCTTAGGTAGTATCAAATTCCAGCATCCATATAGATTTAGCCCTGGAGTATAATCTTTCATCAATGGCACTTTTTCTAGACCATGAATAGGCACTTCACTTGCTAGACCAATTAATTTTAATTTTCCTGCTTGTACATAAGGATAGCCAACTGCCACTGGGGTAACACCAAACTCAACGTGTCCGCCCATAACATCTAATAATGCCTGTGCTGGACCTTTGTACATGAGAGTTTGGACTTTATCCTCCGGTACATTCAACTTGCTAGTTAGATATTCTACTGCTAATTTATGTCCACCTCCGCCGATTGCAAAATTGATAGGTCTTTGTTTAGATTTAATTGCATTAATCAATTCTTCTGGGGTATTTACTTTGCTGCTAGGATGTGCCCAAAATGCTAATGGACTTTTAGCAATATTAGCAATTGGTTCAAACTCAAATATATTATATTTGATCAATTTAGGATACCATACTTCAGCCGTTACCCATTGACTATTACATGCCGGAATAGATATAGTGTATCCATCGTTTGCTACTGTATTGAAATAATTTGTAGCAAGATTACCATCAGCACCCGGTTTATATTCAGATACAAACTTTGCTCCGGTGTTCCTTTCTATGATATCTGCTACAATTTTAAAACTTATCTCATTTCCCGCACCCGGTCCGTTTGGATATATAACAGTAATTTGTTTAGTTGGTTGCCAAGCAAAGGCTAATATAGGTACTAGTAATAGTAATGTTAAAAGTTTTTTCATTGTTTCTCCTTATATAAATATTAACAACTAATGATATTTATTCCATATTACAAGAAAAAATATTAATTTATCAAAAAATCATATGAACATTAAAATTTTTAACTTAATCAAAGAAAATTTACAACTTGCGTTTAATTTACCCAAGTACTCTAAAATTTCTATAGATGAATCTACGATTGTAAACCAACTACCGTGGACTCCTGCAAGATACACAAAGTTTAAGGATAGCGTAGAAGCTGAGTTGAGTTTACCCTGTGAGTATAGAGGAACACTACAAGAGATAGTGTATGATTTGAGTGAACGATACACACATAGATTCTTTAGTGAAATATGGAAACCGCGCACCGGTGATTACGAACACACTGGATGGGAACTTGCTGATGAAATTAACAAATTGAATCCCGAAAAGGTTCTTGATGTTGGTTGCGGATATCATCCATTTAAAGGTCGTATACAGAATCTAATCGGAATAGATCCATACAATAACTGTGCCGACTATGAAGTAGATATACTAGATTACAAGGTTAAACATTCAAGTTATGATGTTATCATAGCCTTAGGTAGTATTAATTTTAATAGTCGTGATGAAATTGAAGCAAGATTCAGTCATTGTGTAGATTTACTTAAGACTAGTGGAAAGTTTTTCTTACGTGCTAATCCAGGAATAACTCATAAGACCGGACCTTATGTAGAGATATTTCCCTGGACTTTTGAAGTTGTGAATGATTTTGCAGAAAAATATAATCTAAAATTAGACACCTTTAAACATGATGCTAATGATAGATTATACTTTGTGTATACTAGACTTTAATTACACCAACTAGTTTTAGCTTCTCCGTAATATTCTCGGGCAAAACCTTGGCTAATTAACATTTGTCTAAGGCTTTGTCCATTTAATATTACATCACCTAACACACGCCCACCATACTTATCCCAATCCATAAGAACAACTTGTCGTTTAGTTGCTACTTCAATGGCATGCTTAGTAAAAGCAGTTGCTGCTTGACCTTTTTGATCCTCACTGGGACATTTTGCCCTAAACCCTTTTTCTGGAGTATCAACGCCAAACACACGAATACTTAATTCTTTCTTCAATGGGGCAGGTAAGAACAGAGCTTGAAATGCCACAGTATCACCATCAATAACCCTAGTTATCACGGCATCATATGTTACACCTTCTTTTTGTTTTTGTGCTAATACAACACTAGATAGTATTGATAATGCTATTAATAATATTATTTTTTTCATGTTTGTCATCCAATCCCATTATATCTTTCTAACCTTTTGCTAAATCTAATTCAACTAATTGTCTATATGGTTCATCACCAGTCCATCTATCGCCCTGCACTCTTGTTTCTTCTAATGCAGTACTTGCATCAAATGGGTTTTTAACTAATTGACCAGTCTGACTAATTAATCCTTGACTCATTGCTTGAATCATATCATTGGTTACAAATCTTCTACGATTTGCACCACGCAAGAACACATTAACTTGAATAGGCTCGTCACCTTTCATTTTAATCCAGTGTGTCATTCTATTGCGACCTTCGTGATTACTCACTTTACCTAATTGGCTAAAATCTCCATCTTCCCATTCAACTGGATCTTTAATCTCCAAGAACGGATAAGCAATCTTTCCCCCACCTTGCATATGCTTTTCAACATCAGCATTTCTATCACTTGCTCCCAATGGATGTGATAGTTTTAAGAATGTACTCGGACGCATCTTTACTTTGAGACCAAAGTAATCTATATCAGTTCCTTGAGGAGTTTCTCCCCATCCTCTTGGGTCAAGTTCTGCTTCATTTACGTCAGACCCCCAGTACAAACTCTTGCCTCCCTTTTGAATCGGCTTAAATCCTTGACCTTTATAGAATTTAGTTAATTTACTTTGACTTACTTGTCCCTTGTCCCACGGGAATAAAGTAAGAGCAATGCCATCTTCGCGGGCCAGTGCTTGAAGTTCTTGCATTGCACGGCTACCCACACCTTGGCGTAATGGATACGCTTGAAACCATTTGACTTCAACTGCACCTCGTTTACTAAAGCTAGGTGTTAATTCAAACATAGCAAACTGTTGATCATCTCCTTCTCCCCATATCATAACATGATTGTTTTGCATGGTAGTTGGATACTTTGCATAGACTTTTTCAATCCAGGCTTTAGCCTGACCATTATCAAGTGGTCGTAGTTTTAACCTAACTGGTTCGTCGTTCTCGGATAAAAACTCACTTGCTCTCATTATGCTCTAGCTTTTTTCAAAATACTTCTAAGTTGCCATTGGTGTTTTTCGTGAGCATCTAATCTTTCAGCGATAAAGTTAGCGATACCTTGTTTATTTTCCCGTGTAGCAGAACTAAAGCAATGATTAAGTAATTCAATCATCTTGCTATTATCTTCAAATAATTCAGCAAACATTAATTCAGCACGAGGAATTTTAAGTTGATCTTGAATAATAGTTAACTCAGCATAGCGTGTTAAGCTGCCTGGTGCATAGCTATCTAATGTGCGAATGTATTCAGCAACTTTATCTACTGCGCTGTATACTTCTTCATAGAAATTACCAAAATATTCGTGATATTGTGGGAAGTTATCCCCCTCCGCGTTCCAGTGAAAGTTTTGTGCTTTGATAGACAATGAGTTAACACTTGCCAATAATACTTTTAAATCTTCTGTTAACATGATTATCCTTTAGTTTTCTTTGTATTGACGTTGATAGCTTTACCACTACGATCAGGATTAGGATCTTCTCTACGCTTTCTTGCTGCGGCACTTGCACGACCTTTTTTGCCTAAACTGTGTGCTTTACTTTGTGGTAAGCATTTTGGTTTACCTTCTCCCGGTTCTTTGGCACACGGACCTTTAATGTTTCCTTTAGTATCCATACGAACCCATTTTTCTTTGTTAAACCAATCATGCAAACTTTCATCTGCTTGTTCTATTCCTTCTAGTATAGAACTTTCATTCTTACTACTGTTACCCCAATTACTTGCACCTTTATTGCGACACTTTACTAATGCACCACTAGCATAAGCACTTGGCCATACTTTATAACGGCTTTTTACTTTATAGTAACAAGCATCTTTCTTTTCATTCATTATCATTTCACTGAACATTGGACCATTACAGTGTGGACATTTTTCTTCCGCCACTTCGCCCGGTGTCACTCCATTTTTCATTTTTGCCGGATCAAACGTCATCTTGAGTTGTCTAGTTTTAACTCCGGGCATACCGCCTAATGATGCTAATTTTTTAACCAACCCAGCAGTGGTAGTATCATTAAGTTCTATTACTACAGTACCGTCAGGGTCTATTGAATTTATCCCTTTTAGTTGACCACTGGCCCAATCGCTAGATGCAAAATAGTGCCTTTTAGCAGGTTGACTTTGATAAGTAGCTAGACCATTCTGATTCCATTTTTCCATGCCTTTAGTAATAGCGGCACGAACTTGTTGTTGTTGTGTGGTTTCAGTAGAGCCTTCCGCCACACTCGGTTTGACTTTGTTCCAAGTTAATGTTTTGCCATTACCCAAGTTAGCAGTCGCCGGACCATCGATCATTTTAGATTGCATAATCTTAGCAGCAGGATACTTGCGCTTAACTAGTTCCATCCATTGGGATTGTGTGCGACCTTTAGAATCAACGGCGCCTTCCATACCTTCTGCAACTGGTTCTTTTTTCTGTGTCAACTGTGATGCCATATTACCAAACGCGCCTGCTCCACCGCTAGTTGGTTTTTCTTCTTTCCCAGGATTAATCTCTTGCGCTACACCGGATGAAATTAAATCATTTGAGATTGTAGCCATTACATGTGCAGGTGATACATTTACATCTTCATCTGGTAATTGTTCAATTGCAGTTTCATAGTCGCCGCCGTCTTTTTCAAACTTCCAAACTGCCGGACTTACAATTTCCTCAGGTGGAGTAGTTCTAACATGCTGCATATATCCTAATGCCTCTTTAAAAGACATTTGTACTCCGAACTCGTTCTTTATTGACGATATTATAGTATTCTTTATCTTGTCACCGATGACAGGAATTTTTGAAGCTAACATAATAGTTGCTAGCATTACTTTCCAACTTGGTAATTTTGACATTGCTGCACCAAAACCAGCAGCAGTCATTGGGCCGTCATCACCTGAATCTTGATTATTCAATGCCTCTTCCCATTCTTCTTCTGTTCTTAATATCTTGATACTGCCACTAGACGGACCACGCAATGTAGTGGCAGCTGGATAATTAGAATCACCCTTCAAACGTGCCAATGCTGCCTGACGATCTCCACCAGCCAATGCCGGTGATGTATGGTATGGGTCAGGGTGACCAGCTGGTTTTGTAACTGTTCCGAATGCAGTCGATTGGGTACCGGGCGCGGTTGGCGCTGCTGATCCAAGTGAGCCATCTTCAATTGCTCTATATATTTGCGAAACTGTACTCGTAAGGCTCTTATCACTAGTAGAGTCGGGTCTTCCAGTTTGTGCATTAAAGCCAGTTTGTATGTTGCTAGCAAAATGTTTATGTTCAATTTGGCTTAATCGTTGTGCCATTGAGTATCGTTGACTCGGAGAAACACTCAATAATTCATCCTTGACATGATTAGACCATTCTTTGTAATCGTTGGCTTCATCTTTCCAACCTTCCGCCACACCTTTTTTAGCATCATTGTCAAATTGTTTTTTAGTTGCTTTTACTATACCACTAAAACGTTTATCGCCGCGTTTAAAGTCGCTTTCTTTGTCAGCTTTACTAGCATCAGCCGCGGCAGCAGTTTTGTATTGTGCTAGCTTGTCAGTAGATAGTTCTGTTAAAAAATCTGTAGTTTTCATATTATTGTTTTGAACCTTCACTAACTTTTTTCTTAGCAGCATCCCAAGCAGCATCAGTCTTTACATTATATTCTTTGCCACCGGCACCAATATCAGCAACTCTGCTGCCTATATCTTGTTTTGTTTTAACTACAGCTTTATTGTGTTTATCTACATTCTTTTGTAGTTTTTTAGCAAAGTCAATTTTGCCTTCCGCCACACCTTGTTCTTTCACTGTGAAATGAACTTCTCTTATATGATTTTGCTTTTGCCATTTTTTGGCCTGCATCAACGCACCGTCTGGTGTCTTGGCACGAAACTCTAATTCATAGTCATTTTCGCCCATAGATGCGATTACTATATATTCTTTTTCTTTCAAGCCTTCCGCCACACCTTGCCTAACATTTGCTTTAATATACTTGCCGATATCATATTGACGTTGTAAACCTGCACTATTGAAATACTTTGCGGCTAAAGAAGCACATTTATCAACTACTACATTATTACCTGTGTTGATTTTAATATACTCGCCGATATCATATTGACGTTGTAAACCTGCACTATTGAAATACTTTGCGGCTAAAGAAGCACATTTATCAACTATAGAACCTTGGCCTTCAGCCACACCTTGCTTCAACGCAGCTTTTTTAGCTTCGAGGTCACGAATCTTTGCAGCATGCATTTTGTTCATTGAACCTTTGTATTGTGCTGCCGCTTGACCTTGTTGGTGAAACGCAATCTTCTTATCAATGTCTGCTTCTGTCTCAGCGCCTTCCGCCACACCATCTTTAGTATAAGTTGGGAGGTTGGCAAGATTTGCTTGCATCCGTTCTCTGGCCGCGTTACGCTGCTCTATGCCTTTTTGTAAAGCCTTATGGAATTCTGGATTGAACTTGCCTGGCCTAACAGGCTTGACTTGTAAAGCCCTATTGAATTCTGGAGTGAACTTGCCTGGCCTAACAGGCTTGACATAACTGTCCATTCCGTGTGTGCTATTGTTGTCACCTTCCGCCACACCTTGCTTTTTTGGCTTTCTTAATTGTTGCATCAAATCACGGGTGCTGATGGAACTAATATCACTCGGTGCCGGTGGTTCTTCTTTTTTTGGTTCAGGTTCAGCATCTCGTGCCGCCTTAGCACGTTTAATTATTAGTTGACCATATCTTTGCATGGTGTCGGAAGCTTCCGACACACCCTGCTTTGGCATTAAAACATAATCAGAAAGATTGAGAACAATAGTGTCTTTGCCTATATTCTGAATCAAACGAGGACTTTTTATTTTAATCGTTACTTTACCGGGAGCAATAGCTAATACTGTACCTGGTACTGGCATCATTTTGTTCATAGGATTACGGCTGCGCCATAAAATTTCTTCACCTACTTGGGGTGTGTAATCGGTATTACTCATGCCTTCATTCATAGAATCTGTATCATGTTGCATCTCTTGGCTGCTAATTAGATAATCCATTACAGTAACCATCATGCCTTTTGCCGCGCCTATCTTCTCTGATACCCATTCTGGGAATTCAGATTGGACAGATAATCTCTTATCTAAATCACTAGCAGCACGGGCTATAGTGTGTAAACTATTCTTTAATGTGTGACCTTCATGTTCACCTTGATCTAAGTCTTGTTTAACAAATCCGGTTCTTCTTAATCTGCCTTGTCCTGGGATAACGATTAAGTCTTGTTCTGCTAGGTCATCTTCATTGACTTTCTTCATGTCAGCTTTGATTTCAGCCTTAGTCTTGCTATATTTCTTTTTGAATTCTTCGTCAGTTAACTCTTGTAAATCTATTGTAAGTTGTTTGACTTTACCTTCATTAATGCTATTAGCGTAAGGACCCTTCTTTTTAGATTTGCCCTTCATTAATTGCTGTACAGGCTTTAATCCAGGAACATTGATATTTTCGCGG